AAATTATTACAGTCAACACAGTAGAGCAAGAGGGTATTGCGATTACTTTTGAGCTTATCTTGAGGGGCTAATGGCACAAGTAAGAATCACTATTCCTCAAATTTCTGGCTACTGCGAAGCCAAGGTTCAAACTTTAGTCCGTGAAGCCTCTGTGGTTTTGCGGAACAAGTTAATTGAATACAGCCCAACAGGCGAAGTTAATGGGGGCACTTTTAAATCAAATTGGCAACCGCCTGTTTACTCAGACAAAGGGCTGACAGCAAGAATCGTTAACAACACTCAGAATTATGGAGAAGCAATCACCTTTGGTAAAAACATGCCGCCTTCTTGGAAAGGTAAGTTCAGGTCACGTTTTGGCTTGATGGCGGGTTGGCCTGAAAAGCTTGCAGGGAAGGACACTAGAAATGCAATCCCTGGTATTTGGGCCAGTATCGTGAGGCGCGGATGACCAGCACTTACAACGACATCAGGCAAGCAATCGAAGCACGCATCTCAACTGAAATGGCGTCAGCCCCTGCGTATCAGGTGAGCTTTGAAAACGTGCCCTTCACGCCGCCGAATAACAGCACTTGGATCAAAGCACAAATTCGTTTCGGCGCTAACAACTACGCGACGTTGCTTGGCCCTACAACTGGCAGCAACCGCCAAGCAGGCATCTTAGTAATCAATGTTTTCAGCCCGATTGGTGTTGGTACTGGCGATAACTTGACGGTTGCCGAAAGGCTTAAAGATTTGTTTGATCGGAAAACTGTCAGTCAAATTATTTTTGAAGCTGCTGATGGACCTGTTTTTGTTGAAGCTGCAGCTCCTGCATCTTTTTTTCAAACAGAACTAGCCATAACATTCGATGCCTTCGTACAATGAAACGAAGCCAACTACCGCTAACTCGCCATGGCCACCACGTTATCCGGTACGTCCGGCGCCCTTTATTACAAGCCTGCTGGCACTGACAGCACGTTTAAAGCCGCAAACGTCACCAACGCCAACAACACGATTAATGTTGGAACCTTTTTAGGTTTCAAGGTCAATGACAAGGTTTCGTTTGGAACCGGTACTGGCGGCACTTTGCCTGCCGGCTTAGCTGCTGGCACCCCTGTTTTTATCAGAACTTATGTAGCTGCAACCGGTTTAGCAACTTTTGCTGCAACGGCTGGGGCCACTGAACTAGCACTGACCAATGACGGCACTGACGGAACAACGCCTTTCACGATTAAATACTCTGAATTTGAGGCGGTAGGAGCAATTAGAGAATGGAGCTTTGAAATCACACGCGACGAGATCGATGTAACCACCATCGGTCAAACGCTTGGTCAATTTGCTCCGTTTAAGACTTACATCACGGGATTCGCTGACGGTGAAGGCTCGGCCACTATTTACACTACAGATGATGACACTACGATTGCGTCACGCTTGGTTGATGACGTCATCCAGCGTGTTCAGACCGGTGTTCAATTCAAGCTCTACACCGATCGGGTAGTCGCCTCTGGTGTTGTTGATGACACCCTAAGCCGGAGCATTGAAATGGAAGCTGTGCTTACTTCAGCCAGCTTTACAGTCAACCCAGACGATGCACAATCGATCGAGGTTGCGTTCCGTCCATCTGCTGTGCCTACCTTCGATTTCAGCAAGAGCTGATAATCGTTTTGATCGTAATACCCCCGGCTTGCGCTGGGGGTTTTTTTATGAGTATTATTTGCTTACTGTTTCAAGGCTTTTATGTCTACTGCTGGCGCTAGTCTTCGTGCTCTTGACCGCCTAAAAAAAGCTGCAAATCTTGTTCCTGTCAAAAGAATTGTAATTCTAAGCGATGGTGCTGAGTTTGAATTTTGGTCTACGCCATTAACGATGGCAGAACGTGAACGCGCACAAAAGCAAGCTGGGTCAGATGATGCTACCCAATACGCTTTGCAGCTATTGGTAAACAAAGCAACAGATGAAGATGGTCAGCGGATGTTTAAAGCTGGTGAATTGGCCGAGCTTAAGAATGACGTTCGCGACGAAGACTTGCAAGGGTTGATGCTTGCTCTTGTAACAGGTGAAGGAAACGTTACTGAGGACGAAGCAAAAAACTAACCAAGCTCTTCAAAGATGACTACCCATTGCGAATCCAGATGCGTTTAGCCCGTGAACTGGGCTACACGTTGTCTGAGCTTTCGCAAAAGATGTCACGCGAAGAGCTTCAGCTCTGGTGTTTGCTGTATGAAACAGAAGCAGCAGAAGAAGCTGAGATGCGCCGCAAAGCAAAGCGGAGGTAGACTTGTGCCACACGGTTAAGAGCTTGTGGCATGGGCGTTGTTGTTGTTGACCTAACAGCTAAAGACAATGTCAGCCCTGCGCTGAACAAAGTTGACGGCGCCGCTAAGAAGCTAAATAAAACCGTTACAGACTCTCGCGGCAAGCTGCGAAATGCTCAAGGGCAGTTTGTGGCTATGTCTAAAAGTGCTGGCACAGCAAGGCAAAGCGTCAAGTTGCTTGGCACTACATTTTCAACTTATTTAGGGCCTGTCGTTGCCATAGGTGCAGCGATTACAGGAGTTTCAAAAGCTCTCAGCATCATGGGAGATCGGGAGGCTGATGCGGCTGCTTTAGCAAATGGCTTAAAAGGTTTAACGACAAATGGTGCTGCAGCTTTAGACGAGTTGAAAGGCAAGGCCGACGAACTTGGTAAAGCCACTTTGTTTAACGAAGAAGACTTCACAAAAGCATTCAAGATGCTTACAAGCTTTAGAACGATTGGTGTTAGTAGTTATGGGGAGGTCGCAGAGACTGCTGCTGACATGGCGCAAGTGCTTGGGCAAGACGTAAACAGCGTGATGCTGCAGGTTGCCAAAGCTCTTGAGGCTCCAGATGTTGGGTTAACTGCTTTGCAACGGTCAGGCACTCGATTTACTGATCAGCAAAAGCAACAAGTCAAAGCGATGGTAAAAGCGAATGATGTTGCTGGTGCTCAGGCATTCATTCTTAAAGAACTGAATAAGCAATATGGCGGTGCTGCACAATCTGCAGCCAAGGGATTTGCTGGTGCAATGGATACGTTGGGCGAAGTCACGCGTGATGCGTTCGAAGCCTTTGGAACGTTGATTGCGCCTGGGGTTATTGGTGGCATAAAACTACTTAGTACAGGGATTGAAAGGCTAAGTAGCTTTTTTGCAGTGCTTGGCAAGCGAGTAATTCCGTTGTTTCAAAGCGCATTGCAACCGGTTATAGAAACAATGCAAAGGATATTTAAAGACATTCCTTTCGACAAGGTTGCCAATATTATCGGCAATCAAATTGTCAACCATTTTGTTGCACTTGGGAACGTTCTTAAATTTGTTTCTCCTTTAATTGTTGGCATAGTTAAAGCACTTGTTTTTACCTTAAAAAACAGCCCGCTTGGTTTTATTGTCCGGCAAGCTTACAGGCTGGCTGAAGCAATGGGCCTGACAAAACCTTTGATTGAAGAGTCTGCAGAAGCTAGCAATAAGTTGGGGCAGGGCTTTGATGATATACCTGGGAAAATTGACGCGGCTACAGAAGCAAAAAAACGTTTAATTGAAGCAACAAAAAGTTCACTTGAGTTTTTAACTCAAGAAAAAACACAAATTAAAGCTCAACAATCTGCTTATGAAAATACTGTCAAGGTTACAAATGCTCGCTTAAGCGCAGAAAAAGCAATCAATAAAATGCAAAACCAGGGCCTGCAAGTTGCATACGAGCTAGCCGGTTCAGCCAGTGAACGCTTGAAGATTGCGCAGGATATTTTCCGCAACGAAATGGAAGGGGCAAAGATTGTTTACCAGCAAACCCTAAACAGCATTGAAGCAGAGCGGCAAAGGCTTGAGTTCCGCAGGCAGGCTGCAGTCATTGATGCGCGGATGATCGAAGCTGAAGGTGCTCTGGCTGCAGCAAAAGCAGATAGTGATGAAAAAGCGGCTTTAATTTTAGAAAAAACAAAGGCAGCAGTAGACGTTCAAAGGCAAAACGTACAAATGCTAAATGGTCAAATTACTGCACAAGGTAAAATTGCTGGTCATCAAAAACGAGCTGCTGAAGCACAACTTCAATCAGCACGCATGACAGCAGAGCAAAACTTGAAGCAAAAACTTGTCAGTAAAGAAATTAATATGAGTGATAAAAATGCAGGCAAACTTGTCGGCAAGCTTGGCGAAAGCACAACGAATGCAATTTTATTTAATAATCAACTTGCCAACAGCAATACAAACACGCAAAACCTAGCAACAGGGACCGGGCAAGTCGCACACAATGCACAGCAATCAGCGCACATGTTTATTCAAGTTGCCACTCAAGCGTCAAATGCTGCTAATCAAATTAATAGAGCAGCAACTGCGCAAAGAAATTTGAATGCAGCAAGAGCAGCTCAAGCCTCATCTAGTTCAACAACAACAGAAGGCGCAGCGGCTGGTGCATATTGGAAAGGAGGTTTTAAAGCCTTTGCTAAAGGCGGCATGGTTAAAGGGCCAACGCTTGGCCTTATTGGTGAAGGCGGCGAGCCTGAGTACATCATCCCGCAAAGCAAGGCGGCTGGTTTTGCTGCTAACTTCTTGTCAGGCAAGCGCGGGACTGGTGCTATCCCTGGTTTTGCTGATGGTGGTGTTGTTGCCCCATCCTCTGCAAGCGTAAACATCCAGACAGGGCCGGTAACGCAAATGGGTGGTCAAAACTATGTAACAATGCAAGACATGAGCCAAGCTGTGCAAGCCGGTGTTGAGCAAACCTTGCAGTTCTTAATGAGTGATGGAACTGTGCGAGCAGGGGTAGGTTTTGACTGATGGCAACTACTTATGACATCCTGTGCTTTCTTGAATATTTTGCTGATCGCACGTCAGTCTTGGATGGTTCAGGCAACCGAACGCCTACAAAGCAATGGCAAAATTTCTATCCTGAAGCTCAGTTGCTTTCTGCAGATTCAGACGCGACTGGAGAATATAAGTATTTAGCTTTCGACATCGAAGGTTTTGGTTCTACGCTTGCATCTGAATTAAATGATTTAGCTGTAGAGATGGCAGCAACGGCTGAATTGATCGACATTACAGATACGGCAATCGGCGCAGATAATTTAATTGTGGCTTCTTTGTATATTCAAGACGCAGGCGAAGACGCTTTTGATTCAGGCAGTGCTCAGCTAATCAGCCGTTATATCGGCAGCATTGCCGCTGCTGAGGTTTCTGACGAGGCAATTAGCTGGACTGTTAACCCAGCCATTGATACACTGAAAGCACAGGTACCGACCAAGAAAGTTGCCCCTGGGATGTTGATGCGCTCTTACCACGCGATCCCTACTAACAAATGACAGAAGAGACGATGCTGGCTCACTTATGCACGGTCGAATGCGCCGATGGTTCGATGGTGGAAAATGCACGTATTTTTTATGATGGCGAAAATTTAATTTATCGAAACGCAGACAACGAAACGATTGAAGGTATCAAAACGCATGGCGCAGAAATTATTAACCAAACCTCATATTTAGGTTTGATTTTTTATAAGGAGCAAACACGATGAGTAAGGTTGGCGGAGTTTCATTCCGCGGTTATAAAAAACACAAAAAAGACCTTAAAAATCGGCTCGCCAAAACATTAAGGCAGCAGGCCAAACAAAAGAAAAACCGCAAGGCAAGAGAACAAAAGAAACAAGTTCCAGCCAGTGCGTCTGCCGAACGGGATGCTTCGCCAGCGCAAAGAAAAAATGCTGCTTCGATCAACGCGAGCAGTGTTGGGCCACAGCAGGAAATTGCACAAGCTGGCGATACTGTCCCGTTATTATTTTGCAAACGCGTTACGATCGGGAGCACTAAATACGGTGGCACCTGGATTCAGCCAGATTTACTTAAACAGGCTTCGTATAACTTTGAGGGTGTCTTTCTTTATGCCATAAGTCAAGGCAATGTAGCAACGACGCCAAGCATTCAGCAGGCGTATGTAGGCAGCGTTGCTATTAAATTTCTCCCTAACATTATAGCTCCAACTTTAACTCAATACTATAAAAGCGAATCTCAAATGGCGGCAGCTAAAAACGTCTGCCCGATAACAAGTGGTAAAATATTCTGTGATATTGATACTGCTAACTATACATCGACTTTTTGGTCGCCTAAAGGATTTATAGACAGAACCAATCCCGAGCGGCCTGTTTTATATGTAGGTACGCGCGATATTGTACGCGGTGAAGGTGATACAACAAATACGACCTGGACGGTCCCAGGGACTGAGTTTAGGGCTTATGAGACTGCAACAGGTATCGACAGGACAGCTTTTTTCTGGTCACAAGGTGCTCATCCTGGCGGAGTTGGTTTTACATTTCGCTTTAATGCTCGTTTTTCTAATCAGCAGCTTGTCGGTGGAGGTGCTGTTGGCACTACAGAAATATTCCAAAGCCCTGGAACATATATTGGCCCATTGGCTAATTACTTCTTTATTATTTACGGCACTTATGAGCCGGTTGTTGAAATATACCCAGAAGGCACGGTGCATAAACAAACGAACACAAGCAATCCTGCCAGCACAGGCGAACTGTACGGGATAGAACGAGAACAGAGCTACAGCACAGTTGCTGACCCCACATCTTTCCCTAGTTCCTATGATTTTACGGTTTTTTCTGACATTACATTTTTAGAAATTGAAGGCAATATTTTTGACGCTTTTCAAGAAGGGCAGCCAAGAAAAACTACTCGTCAGCTTTCTGTTTTTTATAAAAATGGTGCAGATGTTGTTTTATACAGTCAAGGGCTGTCAACAACTGGGCCAAGCAATCAATTCGTTGATTTAGCTATGCACTTGTTTGCTTTAATCAAAAGAGCGAACCCAAACAATGCGTCAATCTCGCAGCCTATTGATACGTCTAATCTGCAGGTACTGGCTACCTTCGCGCAAAATGTAAAAGCTTTTTTCAACGGCGTTATTGATCAGTCTGTAAACGTCGTGGAGTATGTGACGAGCATAGCACCGTTTTTCTTGATTTCGTTTATCTCTAAAAATGGGCGCTACAGCTTACAGCCGCTATTGCCGTTATCAAGCAATAACATAGATGTTTCTACGCTGACGCCTGTCAAGACGTTTACCGAAGCTGATATTTTGCCTGGGTCATTTTCAAAGGTGTATTTTGACCAGGCGCAAAGGCGAGACTTCAATGTTTCAGTAATTTTTAGAGAATCTTCTGCTCAAGAAATTGGCGGCCAACGTACAAAAACTGTGCGGTTCTCAACGACTGCCAATGATGCACCAACAGAGCAGTTTGACATGACAGATTTTTGCACAAACCAAGAGCACGCAGAAATTTACGCTAAATACGAACTATCACGGCGGAAACATTCAACGCATACAATCAGTTTTGATGTGCCCTTACTAACCACGTCTTTGATTCCAACTCAGATCATCAAAGTGCAACGGCAAAGAATTAACACGACCGGGGACGATCGAACAGAAATTGAAACCTATCAAGTTACAAGTATTGAGCACGCTTCAGACGGTACAACAAGCATTTTAGCAATGCACTTTCCTGTCAATGGAAGTGGTATTTCATTGATCAGCAACGACGTTGTTAACACTGCTTTTGAGGTTGTCTAATGGCTAATTTTCCTGCATTAACTCCAAACGCAAGACAGTTAACGCTTGGCAACTTTCCGCAAGCAACTTATGGAGGGCCTAGCGGTATTAATGTTCGCTTCCTGTTTAACGAAACAAAAGGAGCGCAGCATTTATTAACTCTTAGCTATGTAGGCTTGACCGAAACCCAAGCTAATTTAATTACCAACCATTATGCTGACCAGCAAGGTTCTTTGATCGCTTTTGATTTACCTAACGTGGTTTGGTCTGGGTATTCGGCTGTGCCTGTAAGCGCATCAAATTATCAATGGCAATATGCAGGCGCATTTACTGTTGAGCAAGGTGGGGTGACAGGTCGGTTTAACATAGAAGTAGCTCTGCTGAGCGTTTTAGCTTAAAGATGGATTTCTTCCCTTCGCTGTCGCCAAGTGTCCGGGTTTATTCCGTTGGGGATGTTCCTGTTGCTCGGCAAATGGCGCTAAGCGGTGCGACAACAAATTTTAGGAGAGGAAGCAGACTTGTAAATCAGAATTTGCAGCTTACGTTTTCGCATTTAACGGAAACGATCATGAACCTTATAACAGCGCATTATTTAGCGGCTAAAGGAACTTATGATTTTTTCTTTGGAACAAGTGCGTTGTGGGGCGATTACAGCGGCACAGCGCCAGTTGAAGTAATTGGCAATACGGCTTGGAGGTACGCAAGCCCGCCAAGTATTACTGATGCTTCTTATGACAGATTCACCGTTGAAGTTCAATTGACAAGCCATTCAATTGAGCGGGGTGATTTCAACCTTGATGGCGGGGGTGCAGACGGTTCAGCAGCCGTTTACATTGTTGACGCGCTTACAGCTTCAGCCACTCCGGCTAGAACCTACATCTTCAACGGGGGTGACTCATGAGCATCACTATCAATTCGCTGATGCAGCAGCGCCGTGATACGGCTGCAAACTGGACGTCGCAGAACCCAACGCTTCTTAATGGCGAGCTTGGATATGAAACAGATACAGGGAAATGGAAAGTAGGCACAGGTTCTGCGGTGTGGACTGCGCTGGCTTATACGCCGTGGAGTCAGATCAATGCTTACCCATTTGTAAATGCCGATATTGCGTCAAATGCTGAGATTGCAGTTAGCAAGCTTGGAAACGGAACGGCACGCCAACTGCTGCAGACTGACGCAGGCGGAACAGGCGTTGAATTTGCAAGCAACATTGATGTCCCTGGCACGCTTGATGTAACAGGTGCGGCCACATTTGACAACAACGTCACGATCCAAGGCGATCTAACTGTCAACGGGACAACAACAACGATTGATACAACCACTTTGGTTGTTGAAGATAAAAATATTGAAATGGGAGCAGTCTCGACTCCCACTGATGTAACAGCCGATGGCGGTGGCATCACTCTTAAAGGCACGACGGATAAAACCATCAATTGGGTGGACGCGACTAATGCGTGGACATTTAGCGAGCACCTGGACATTGCGAGCGCGAAAGAATTTCGTATTGCTGGGACGAAAGTTCTTGATGCGACAAGCCTGGGGGCTGCTGTTGTTGCTTCTAGCCTGACCAGTGTTGGAACGATTGCGACTGGTGTTTGGAATGGCACGCCAATCGCAACGGCTTACATCGCCGACGATGCGGTAACGGCTGACAAGCTTGCTAACACTGCTGTAACTGCTGGAAGCTACACATTAAGCAGTATTACCGTTGATGCTCAAGGCCGGGTCACAGCAGCATCAAACGGAACTGCTGCAGATACCGACAAGATTGTTGAAGGCAATAGCGAAGCTGAAGTTGTTGACACTGGCTCAGATGGCCATTTCAAAGTTACGACTGAAGGAACTGAACGAGTCCGAGTTGGTCCTGCAGGTCAGGTTGGTATTGCTGGAGCAAATTACGGAACAAGCGGTCAGGTCTTAACCAGTGGTGGAGCGTCAGGCGCAATCACCTGGGCTGCTGCTGCTGCTGGAGCAACTGGCGGTGGCACTGATGCCTGGGCTTTAGAGCATGACAACACGATCACAACGACTTATACGATTGCAACCGGAAAGAATGTGATTTCTGCTGGTCCGCTTAGTATTAATGCAGCGGCAACCATTACAGTGCCTGCAAATAGTTTTTGGGTTGTTGTCTGATGGCACTTCGACTAAAAGGACAAACCACAGGCTATGTAGAGCTTGCGGCACCTGCTTCAGCAGCGGATAACACGTTGACGCTGCCAAACGGAAACGGTACGAATGGCCAAGTCTTGACAACTGACGGGGCAGGCGGTTTATCGTTTACAACTCCATCTGCTGGTGTAAGCCTTGGACTTGCCATTGCGTTAGGTTGATCTCATGGCTGAAACTTTTAACAACGCATCCGTCAAATTAACTTCGACAAATGCGACAGATTTATACCAAGCGCCGACAAGCGCGGCAACAGATCGAGCCATTGTGCTGAGTTGTCTGGTTGCCAACGTTGATGGTAGTGCTGCTGCTGAAATTACAATTGCCTTAACGGACGGCAGCAATACTGTTTTAAGCACTCTGGCTAGCACAATTGCTGTTCCTCCAGATGCGTCTATCGAGATAATTCCAAACAAAGTCGTCATGAAGCAATCTCAAAAGTTGCGAGCAACTGCTGGCGCTGCAAACGACCTTGAAATAACAGTTAGCGCATTGGAGATTACATAATGGCTGTAACAGAAGGTGGAATTATTGGAAAACAAAATCCTTCAACGCCTACTTCTGCTTCAGGGGTGTGGTCAGCGAATGAGGTTTTTCTGAGAAATACTGCCAGCAACGAATGGCCTAGCTTCAATGCACCTGTTTTCGACTACAACGTTTTAGGTGGTGGAGGAGCTGGTTCTAGTGCTACCTACGCCGGCGGCGGCGGTGGTGCGGCCTTGGTGACAGGGACATTTGCTCCATTGGGCGGAATCACGTATACCGTGACAATTGGGGCTGGTGGAAGTGGGGGTGATGGTGGGGCAAGTTCTATTGGTAGTTCTGTAACTGGTGCCGGGGGAAAACGATCTACCTTCAACAATGAAACAGGTGGGGACAACACTCTCTACAGCGGTGGATCCGGTGGCTCTGTTGCCGGTGGTGGTGGTGCCGGTGCAGGAGGTAATGGCGGAAACGCGCGTTCATTTGCCCTAGGCGGTGACGGCGGGACTGGCATTGCTATGCCTTTACATCCAACCGGCTTGAGGGTTGGCGGCGGGGGCGCTGGTCGCGGTAACACCTCTTTTGGCGGTAGCCAACCTAATGGAACCGCTGTTGATGGGGGCGGTGGCAGTAACACCGCAGCCAGCCAACCTAACAGAGGTGGAGGGGGCTTAGGCCCCACAGGGAGCGGAGCCTCTGGCCGCGTTATTTTGCGTTATGTCGATTCAGCTCCAGCAGCAACAACCACTGGCAACCCTACAATTACAGTTTCAGGCGGATATAGAACTTACGATTTTACTAGCTCTGGGAGTATTACTTTCTAATGGCACATTTTGCATTAATTAAAAATAATATTGTTCAGCAAGTTGTTGTTGTCGGCAATGCTGACCTAACAAACAGTGAAGGCAATGAGCAAGAAGCTTTAGGCGTTGCATTCTGTCACTCATTGTTTGGTACGAATGGCACTTGGGTACAAACTTCTTACAATGGCAACATACGCAAAAACTTTGCAGGTATTGGCCACACATA